TATACTCGTGAAAAAATTGAACTAGCTAAAACAGTCAAAGACTGTGATAGTTTTATTTCTAAGATGGGCAAGCTGGGTAGTGTGTGTCCTACTTGTCTACAAGACATTGATAAGCATAAAATAGATGATCTACTAGAAGAGCAGAGATCTTCCAAGAGTCATGCCAGTATCAGAGTTCAAGAGCTTGAAGCCCTGATTCGTAACTTAGAACTGGAAGTCAAAGAGTGGGAAAAGCTCAATGAAACCAAAGAGCTTTACGAAGAGTATCACGCACTATACAATCCAGATATTGCTAGTGAAATACTAGATAAAAAGACTTTGGAACAGACAATCAAGTCTACAGAGGCTTCTATTCAACAAGTCAAAGACACTATTAAAAAGATTACTGATAACAACAGCAAGGCAATTGCTCACAACGCAAGAGTAGATGTTATTTTAAGTCAGCTAGAAGAAATGGAAGCTAGTCTAGTTGTACACAGAGGTGAACTAGAAGAAGCTAGTGCTCGACTATCTACCTTGCAAGTATTGGTAAAAACTTTCAGCCCAACAGGCTTGGTGGCATATAAGATTGAGTGCTTAGTCAAGGATCTTGAATCTACCACTAACGAGTACTTAGGCGAACTGAGCGGTGGTCGTTTTCAGCTTGGATTTAGAATTGCTGGCAGCGATAAATTAAACGTAGTTATCACAGATCACGGCAAAGACATTGAAATCTTGGCACTGAGTGGTGGTGAAAGAGCCAGAGTAAATGCAGCAGCATTGTTGGGTATCCGCAAGCTGATGCAGAGCTTGAGCAACACACGTATAAATCTACTTATCTTAGACGAAACCATCGAGAACTTGGATCTTGAGGGCAAAGAGAAGTTAGTAGAAGTATTGTTGCGAGAGGAATACCTAAACACATTTGTTATTAGCCACGGATTTCAACATCCTCTACTAGAAAAGATCACAGTGGTGAAACAAAACAACATTTCTAGGATAGACAATGGTTGATAGCAGAGATAAAGGTAGCAGGGCAGAAACTGCTGTAAAAAAGACCTTAAATCAGCTCACAGGCTTAGACTGGCAGCGTACTCCTGGTAGCGGTGCCTTGGATGCCAAACACCTGATGAAGGGTGATCTTTACCTTCCAGGCGTTGGCAACGTATTTTGCGTAGAAGTAAAACACTATCAAGACGATCATCTTACGAGCAAGATCTTAACAGACAAAGTTCCACAGTTATTCCACTGGTGGGAACAATGCAAGCGTCAAGCAGATCAAGTTAATAGAGAACCACTGTTGATCTTTAAGTTTGATCGTAGCAAAATATTTTGTGCTTTTGAGTTGATGCCTAACTCACACTTGCCGTTTATGTATATAAGTCGCAACGGTTTTGAGTTTTATGTGGCAGTTTTAGAAGACTGGATCAAGATGGAACGTCCACAATTTGTATGTTGAATGTCACTATTCAATATCGTATAATAGTAGATTAACTAAACAATCAACATGAGTATTGAATTCAACAAAGTACAAGAGCTGGAGCCTAACACTGCACTAGTAGTGGACTGTCTAAACTTGGGGTTTCGCTGGAAACACAGCGGCGACACAGATTTTCTTGACAGCTATGTCAGAACAGTAGACAGTCTACGCAAAAGCTATAAAGCCGGTAAGGTTATCCTGACCTGTGACAGTGGCAGTAGTAGCTATCGTAAAGCTATTTATCCTGACTACAAGCAAAACCGTAAAGACAAGTTTGATCAACAAACTCAGGAAGAGCAACTGGCATTTGAACGATTCTTTACAGAATTCAATCGTGTAATGGATCACTACAAGAATTCTTCAAAGCATCCACTGTTTCGTTTTGAGAAGTGTGAGGCCGATGATATTGCTGCATACATTGTCAAATATCGTAAAAAGCTGGGCTTTGACAAAGTTGTCCTGATCTCTAGTGACAGAGACTGGGATCTACTAGTAAGTGAAGACGTCATGCGGTTCAGTTACGTTACACGCAAAGAAATTACATGGGAAAATTGGAACGAACATTATGAGTACAACCCTGCTGATCATATTAGTATCAAGTGCCTTACTGGCGATTCCGGTGATAACATTCCTGGTGTGGCCGGAATTGGTCCGAAAAAGGCGCAAACTCTGGTATCTCAGTATGGCAGTACCTGGGATATCATTGCTAATTTGCCAATTTCTAGTAAGTATAAATATATTCAAAATCTTAACGAGTTCGGGGCTGATGCCTTGACGCTAAACTACCAACTGATGGACCTGTTAGAGTTTTGCGACGAAGCATTGGGCCCACAAAATTGTGAAACCATCACCAACACACTTCTAAATTATGCTAATTAAACTAGAACATCCTGCATGTATGCCTACTCGCAGCAATCCTACTGATGCTGGACTAGACCTACGTTGCAAACAAACGATCACCCTGCAAATGGGCAAAAGAACACTGGTACCTACCGGTGTGTCAGTAAAAATTCCTGTAAATCACGTGGGCTTGCTGTTTCCACGTAGCTCACTGAGCAAGCAGGGCATTACAATGACCAATTCGGTTGGTGTAATTGACAGTGATTATCGTGGCGAAATCATGGCTTCACTCATGTTTAATGGGGTCCCAGGAAATCTTAGCGAATTAGATCTACCAGCAGGTGAGCGAATTGTTCAGCTGGTAGTAGTTCCAATTCTACTTCCAGAACTAGAAGTAGGCAATTGGTCAGATGACGAATGGAATGATACACAACGCGGTACTGGCGGATTCGGCAGTACTGGAAAGGCATAATATGGACGAAGATCCTATAAAAATTAATGAAGTAGATATAGCATATGCCGCTGGATTTTTTGATGGCGAAGGCTGTATAAGCATTAGTAAAAATGGGGCAGTAGATATCAGGGTTACAAATACTGCAAAAAATGTACTTGTTAGATTGCAGAGCATTTTTGGAGGATCAATAACCAATAGAACCCAAAAAGCTAATAAAACACAGTACGCTTATTCTTTTTATGGCGAAAATGCCGTAGAATTTATAAACCTTATTAAACCATATCTCATAGATAAATTACCACAAGCAGAAACAATACTGGAATACTATAATTTAAGAAACCAGATAAGTGCGGTAAGAATTCCTGGAGTAAAAGGAAGTTTTGCAAATCCAGATAGAGAAATACTAGTACAAGTATTTAGGGATATACTAACAGAACAGAAAAAAGAGGAACACTAATGAATACATTAAGTACTAGAGCACAAGTAATTACACGACGTACATATTCAAGGCCCACAGACGATACCGGACTGAACTTTGAAACCTGGCAGGAAACTGTTGGGCGAGTCATTGATCATCAAGCGTGGCTGTGGGAACGTGCAGTAGGTCGTGAACTAAACGACAGCGAATACGCAGAACTTTATGATCTAGAACAATTGATGCTGGATCGCAAGGTCCTGATGAGTGGTCGCTCGTTGTGGTTGGGTGGAACAGATGTTGCCAAGACCCGCGAGGCTAGTCAGTTCAATTGCAGTTTTACCTGTGTAGAAACAGTATACGACGTAGTAGACGTACTCTGGTTGTTGCTACAGGGTTGCGGCGTGGGGTTCAAGCCTATTGTTGGCACACTTAACGGCTTTAGTAAGCCAATCAAGAACATCAAGACTGTTCGTAGTACACGGACTGAAAAGGGCGGCAGTGAACACAATGCAGAATTCTGGGATCCAGACACTAAAACATGGACTATCCGTATTGGCGACAGTGCCGAAGCATGGGCAAAGAGTATTGGAAAGCTACTGGCCGGTAAGTATCCTGCTGACACTCTTGTGCTTGATTTTTCTCAGTTACGGCCTGCCGGTGAAAGGTTAAAGGGTTATGGCTGGATTAGTAGTGGTGATGAAGCAATCAGTGTGGCTTATACTGCTATTGCCCGTATTCTTAATGGTCGTGCCGATAGCCTTCTTACTAGGATGGATATTCTCGACATTGTTAATTGGCTTGGGACTATACTCTCTAGTCGTAGAAGTGCTGAAATTGCTCTTTTTGAATACGACCAACCCGAGTGGAAAGAATTTGCGTTAGCCAAGAAAGACTGGTGGTTACACGGAAACAGTCAGCGTCAGCAAAGCAACAATAGTCTAGTTTTCCGCAAGAAGCCTACCTACGAAGAAATTAGTCAAATCTTTGACCTAATGTTAGACGCTGGTGGTAGTGAGCCTGGTTTCATCAACGCAGTCGAAGCCACACGTCGTGCACCTTGGTTTGCTGGTTGCAATCCCTGTGTAGAAATTCTATTGGGCAACAAGAGTTTCTGTAATTTGACAGAAACAGACATTGGCAAGTTCAAGGGCAATAACGCAGGAATGCACGAAGCTATCCGATTGGCAGCCCGTGCAAACTATCGTCAGACTTGTGTGGACCTAAAGGATGGTATTCTGCAGGAGAGCTGGCATCTAAATAACTACTTCCTACGACTGTGCGGAGTAGGCTTGACAGGTATCGTAAAGCGTCCTGACATGACAGGTTATGACTATGAGTATCTTAAGAGAACAGCAACTGCAGCCGCAGTGGGAATGGCAGATGAACTTGGGTTACCCCGTCCTAAGAACATTACCTGTATTAAGCCCAGTGGTACACTATCCAAAATCATGGATACCACAGAAGGCGTACACAAGCCCTTGGGCAAGTACATTTTCAACAACGTACAGTTCTCCAAATTTGACCCAGTAGTAGACAAGTTGAGAGCAGCTAACTACAAGGTGATCAACCACCCAACCGACCCTAGTGGTGTCCTAGTTACATTCCCTGTCAAGTGGGATGATGTACCATTTGACAAGGTTGATGGCAAGGAAGTCAATTTAGAGAGCGCTATCGATCAGCTTGAGCGTTACAAGATGATTCAAACCAGCTGGACTCAGCAGAATACATCAGTGACTATCAGTTATGATCCTAGCGAAGTTGAGGGCATTAAGGACTGGTTGTTAAACAACTGGGATTGTTATGTAGGAGTAAGTTTCCTATTCCGAAGCGATCCCACAAAAACAGCCAAAGACTTGGGTTATCTATACTTACCACAAGAAGTAGTAGATGAACAAACCTACCACGAATACACCCAAAATTTATTACCTGTAGATATCAACACAGCAAACAGTTTTGATGAGATTGTGGAAGATGGATGTGCGACCGGGGCCTGTCCCATAAAATGAGGAAAACATGGAATTTACATTTACAGTAACAGAACAAGAAGCAAACATGATTGTTGCTGGTCTACAAGAACTACCTGCTAAGTTGGCTAACCCGCTAACTAAGAAGTTACAAGATCAAGCACAAGAGCAGATGCCAAAACCAGAAGCTCAAGAATGAAAAAAGCCCCTCAATTTGCGTTGAGGGGCTTTTTTCATTTGCGATCTTTGCGACAGTTTAAGTCTTGTTTGAGTGTTTGAATAAAAAGTGTAAAACTTATTGAAGCTAAAATTATATGTGAAGTTATTTCGCCTAATGTTCCCAGTGTCCAATAGCTTAAAGGATGTTCAGGACCTATTGCCCACTGCACTACTATTGTACTAGCAACAAATCCGCTTGTAAGAGCCAACCACCATAGTGGAGTAATAATCCAAGGTTTTAGATCACGATTATGAACTGCAACGTAGAATATACTTATAAATATGGCAATGTGGCACACAAAATTGATAAGTAGGGTCCAAGAGTTAAAGAACCCAACGACTGTATTAATCATTTTTCTTTACCTCTTTGACTACTTCTACAATATCTTTATGCTGATTCTTTTGTAAAAAGTTAGCAACCATACCCAACACAGTATATGCTAGAAATCCTACACAGAATCCTCCCATTAGCTGGGTTTCCCAGTTGTTGGATAAACCCATAATTTCTAGTAATGGATAAGTAAATACCATGGCACTTCCTACAGAAACGCCGCCCCTCATGAAAGCTTCACTAATGGTTTTTGGTCGAATAAATGTGAGAATTGCAAATCCTCCAAATAGTCCCCCAACCATAGAAGCTACCTTTGCAGTTAAATACCCTGTAGGATCTGCCATAAGACACCCCTTAGTTGTTTTCGCGAGCCCTCATTATCTGATCTCGCTTAGCTTTGGCCCAGGTTTGGCCACCGTCTCCACCCCATAAATCCCAAGCTACTCTGCCTGGACTGGGAAAACCTTCTTCTCCACTATTAAATCCTGTTGCTCTTTTATCTACCTCATGACGACTAAAAAATGAGTGCATTCTCATTACTGTACTAGCAGTCAGGTTTTCACGATTTGCCAGTTGATTAGCTCTGGCGAGCCCTACACGAGTTCCACCGGCTCTACCCTCTTTTTTCCACTTCAAAGCTCTGCGGGCTGCACTAGCCATACCGGTAGTAGGTTTATAAGTGGTTGCTGCCTTTTCAAAGTAACCTTTCTCAGGTTCACCTTCGGGTACATCAGGTTCTTCGTCTTCGTACTCTTCTTCTGTTTCCCACTGATCGCATACTCTGATGGGGCTCACAGTCATATTCCAACGCTTGCAATACCACACAGGCATACCATCAATGTCGGAGAACTTGGGAGTGACTGGTAGTTGGCTTTCGCTCCATTCTCCTACTGGACCTTCGATGATACAGTCCAAGGTCTCTGGCTCACGATCATGATGATGGCAACTGGCGCATACCCTCATACGGGCTTGACCCTCGCTGACACCCCAGACTTCTTGTTTGGCCTCCCAGAATTCAGGATTGCTGTCACGAGCTTCGGCAGGTCCGTAGTTGGCGTACTGAACCGCTGCCAAGTGGTTGCTCAAATTAATATCTGGATACATTGTACCCACTGGACACAGTTCTTTTGCCATTTCTTTCCCGATTCAATTAAGTTCTAAATATTCCTTAAACAAACGTGTTCAAGGTTCTTGATTACTGCCAAAAGTTGAAGTTTTTATTTTTTGTGGCTAAATTTGTTGATTGATAGTGTAAGTCACAAAACATCATAAATGGGTCGGTATTAGTAGCATTACTTATTAAGTATGTTCTTACCATTATTAACCCATCTGTTTCTATTAAAGTAGAATCTAGTTGCGTAGTATTGCCACCAGCTATACTTAGTTTTGTTTCAGCAATCTGATGTGTTAGTGGCTGAATTACAGCCTGCTGCGTAACCTGTAAGGTTTTAGTAGTACTAAAAGTTTCTTGGCTATAGCCTTTGGCATAAGTATGTTCAAAACCCCATGTAACACTTCCGGGGGTTAAGCCCGGATTGTTGTGTGCCCAGTGTACGTGTATGTAAACGTCTGTATTTGGAGCATAGTCGTGTGGTATATGAAACTCGTGAAAACTTTCGTCTCCTACATTAAATTGATATTTTCTAATACCGCCAACTAAAGTATTAAAAGCTGGTTTATTAGAAGCAGCTCCTTCATAAATAGTTGTAGGACTTAATAGATCATGCCAACCATACTGTGGATTAGCTACATTTAATTTTATTCCGTCACCCTTTTCTTGACTAAGAACAGGTTGATAATAATTAAATTCTGCGCGTTCTTGACGATTATTTGGATTACCGTTTACATACTTGTCTACAAGTACACCCTCAACTCTTTCTAGTTCTGGAATCTCGGAAGTGCTTGCAACTATTCCTTTTTCAGCTATTGTATAATTACCAACAGTTATAGCATAGGGCATTCTATTAAGATATTTTATACTCATAATTTCTCAATTCTTGTAGGCCAAAATTATTTGCTTACACATCTTGCTGCGAACAATGTCGCTCTCCAAGAAACGTACTACTTCGATGCCACCAATGCCTTCTAGACGATTTACAGCATCCATCAATCCACTGTCTGGAATATCGCTTTGATCATCGTCACCAGAGATAATCATTTTGGTGTTGCGACCAATACGACTCAGCAACATTTTCAATTCCATTTTAGTGGCATTCTGAGCCTCGTCGACAAGTACTATGGCATTATCAAAGGTTGCACCTCTCATAAATCCTAATGGACGAGGCTCGATGGCTTTTGATTTGAGTGCATACTCATAAAAGCCTTTGCCCAGTGATCGACTAAATACTTGATCAAAAGGATCTAGGTAAGGTTCGTATTTTTCTTCTAGTGTGCCGGGTAAAAATCCCAATCCACGGCCAGTTTCTACATTTGGTCTAGTTAAAATGATTTTGTCTACCCTTCGGTGGAACAATTCACTTGCAGCATAACTTGCAGCCACATAGGTTTTACCTGTGCCTGCACTACCAATACCAAAGATTATTTCATTGGTTTTTATAGCATTAAGATACGTTTCTTGTATATAATTTAGTGGTTTTACTTCCCTGAACTCTGTTTTAGTTAAAAAACTGTTATCAGGACTCTGACTTGCTGCTCTGCGAGCTTTCTTGCCACTGTTGTTTGCCATAGATTTTGAAGGTTGGTTGATAGAACGCTCAGCGAAGAAAGTTGCCTTCTGCTAAGCGGCGACGTGTTAATCCTGCTAACACGATACCTTGAGCTTTGTTCCACTTTTGTATTTCATGATAAGCACCTTCCCAATCGCCTTCGTTGACTCGTTTGCGAAGTGTGCTGACCCTGTAGTTGCCTAAACCACAGTTGTAACAAAAGCTAATGATTGCCGCCAACCTCCTGGGCGGTTCATTTGCCAAGTTTGGGCTAAGGCCAAGTGCTCCTGCGACGAACTTGGCCAACATGGCCTCAAAACGTTCATCTGCTTGTTGGCGTGTCCACACCAAGCCAGGCACAATGTCTGGACCTGTTGTACCCCAGCCTATTGTCCAAGGATGCCCTGCTTTCAGTAACTCGCTAGGGCTCATTTGAGCTATTTGAGCTTTAGTATACACCCCGCGGCCCAAGGGACTTGCGGGGTCGGGATAGCTCTGACAGTCGCCATTTGACATCTTTTTGTGATAACCTTCAAATGGGTGCAACAGAGCATCTGTACACAGTTTGATGGCTTCTTTTGTCATGAGTTACCGCGCTTTTCAATAGACCGACCCAAGAACCAGAATGTCAATATCATGTTTAACATTGCAAAGTCGTCTGGTGTCCAGTGGGTTTTTGCTAGTTCAACCCAGCTAGCACCACTATTGATGGCATGTACGATTATAGCAATCTTAAAAGCGACGTACATACCGAATAGTACATAAGTTACCATGGGTCTGACTAAGGCACTAAGAGCAGCTACCCACTTGTAGCTGGCGGAAGCCTCTTTTGCCTGACTTTCAAAAGCACTTTGAATTGCTTGAGTCTGGGCAATATTGTAGTCCATGTATTTTTCTTCAAGTTTGACTTGACCCTTGGTCTTTTCCAAGTCAATCTGAAGATTGTACATTGCCAATTCGTGTTTACGATCGTCTTTGCGATCCCAGAATTTTAGGACTTCTGGTGCTAAACGGAACAATCCACCAAAGATTGATCCTAAAATACCACTTGCTGCAAATTCTAACATATTAGTTCCTGTCTTTGCATTCGGAAGACTTGTTGATGGACAGCCCGCCCAACAAACCCACAAAAGCCCCGATTACTGTGTTGAATGCAGGGCCTATAATAGAAAATATTTTCTCATTGTCTACTTCTGGTACAAACAGTGCCTGCAACATTACAGCCACAACACCCAAACAGATAACTGCTAGGGTGGCTACGACAATGACAATAATATTTTTAAACAGTTTGTCGTCTTTCATGGCTACTTCAATCCCAAGTACTTTGCCACTGTCAACAGTTTGCCCAATCGCTCACCAACACTGCCTGGTGTGTTTGCATCGCTCATGAGGTAATCCCACACAGCTCCTGCAATTTGTTCATTGTCAGCATCAATTGTACCAGTAAAGCCCAAGCTCTGCGCCAAGTTGCTTACAGTACTACGTACAATATTGGCCCCTGGATCAGTAATGAATGGACTAGGAAAATTATCGCTGTATAATACACCACCGACCTCTGCCGCATTACTAACAAATACTCTCCAGTTGTTGATCAAGAAGTAAACGTCACCAGTGCTCTGACCGCCACCAACCGGATCGCCACCAGTAGTACGAATAGCGGGCAAAAACTTAGTATTGTCACGAAGCCTTGCCCACTCTTTCCAGGCACTGTAAATATCTTCTTTTACTGAAATTGATGGTTCGTTGGGATTGATTATAATTAGACGATTGATTCCATCAAAGATCACTTTGTGATACAACAACCAATCCTCTTGCCACATATTTTCAGTTAATACTACCATAACTACCTTACTGAGTTATTTCCTTCCAAGCAACTTTGACGTTTACTTTGATAGGATTCGTTCCAAACAACTTAGTTACCATAATACCAAAGTGGAATTTTGGACCAAAAGTACCGCTGCCAACGCCACCGCTGGTATAAGTACCAAAACTTGTAGAATTTACTGGAATAGTACGGGCTGCATCTGTGTATAATTCTACTGTAGTGGCAGTTACTGGTTTAACATAGTATGTATTACCATTTAGTTCAGTCATTCCGACCACACCACTTATAACCATTGGTTCGCCGTCACGGAAAAATGTTCTAGCTCCAGCTAGTGTTACAACTGCGGTACTTGCTTTTGTTACACCAGTAATAGGCTGCACTACTGTACCACCATCTTCTGAGTAGTTCTTAAATGCACCGTACTGCATGTTGTTCAAAGTAGTAGTGGTATCTATTGAACTACTGCCCTGAATAAATCTTTTAGATACGGGAGTTCCACTTGCAATAAATGTACCACTGGTGTCATACTCAACCGTACTGCTACCAGGCACTGTAGTCCATACTAATCCAGACAGTATTGGTTCTGCATATATTTCAAGCTCAAATATAGCTGGAGCTCCAGTTACTGTATCCCAACCGCTAGCTTCAATCTCTGTTGGCCAGTATAGCGAACGATTTGGCTGACCATTTGGCAGTGACTCTTTGGGAGAAAGCGAACCCATGTAAGTGTATGCATCATTTGTAGATACAGTTTTACTAAAACTATACAAATTACTAGAAGCACTGTTTCTGACGTCTAATGTGCTCTCTGTCCACACTGCCAGACACCAGGCTCTCATTTGGCTAACGCTGCCAGTTGCAGTCATGTTCATTTGGTGAACACACACTGGTAGTGAACCCATTGCGGTTATTGGAAGTGAAAAATTGTTGCCGTGATAATATTCGTGCAATACTATACGTTGACCGTTATAATAAGTACCAAATCTAGCTCTGCCGGCACCTAACCATTGAACATCAATCCAATAAATGTTGTCTTTGGTTACATCCAAGGACATTTTAGATCTACCAGTTCCGTCTGCTTTATCTATGTTCCACTGCGTACGTGGTATAAATATATCTTGAACAGTTCCGCTGGCATTACTACGAATACCAACTCCCAAGACACCATCGTCTTGCATAAAGTAGAAACCATTTTTATCATCAAACATCCCCCACTCTCGCATCAATCCACTCTTACCAGTATCGCCCAAGGCAATAGTACCGATAAATAGTTGGCTACTACCAGGAAAGTAGTGGTGATATGTGTGTGAAGTGTGTGAAGTGTGTGAGTCGTTTGCTGTTGTGTTAGTCAACACCAGTGCTCTGGAATTATTATCCCAAGTTACTGTACCGCCGTTGCGTAAGGTTGAAGCAAACTGTGTTGGTAGAGTACCATTACTAAATATGTATTCACCCAATAGTGTGGCACCACTTACTCTTAACTTACCAAACGCGTCTAATTGTGGTAAACCTTCTGAAAATCTAACATTCATCGAGCCAGATTCGTCAACTTCAACTCCATTTTCTGGATTGTCATATCCAATGATATGATTTGAGTTGATATAAACATCTACTGCACTAACTACTGTTGCTACAACTGTACTTGTATCTGTGTCAGTGATTGTTTGGTCACCGGCTGGTGAAAGATTTTCGTATGTTGCAGATTTTGCATAGTGTACTTCAAGAACACCATTTGTTGAGTTTGTTTCGTGTACTCCGTGCACATGAACAGTCCAGCCACTTTGAAGTAGATATCTATTACCTATCTTCCACACATAACCAGGTGTTTTATTTGTGTAAAAAACTTGAGCGGAGTGCTTTAGACGTACACGCTTACCTGAACTATCTGGTGGCACTCTTAAATAATTGCGTTCACCGGCCATTTATAAATCCTTTAATAAGTTGCTACCAGAAAATAGGGATCTAAAATTAGATCCCCATTGTGTTGATTAAACTGGGTTTTGGTAGTTACGTTCGATAGCAGGAGCCAGTAAGATGTTTTGGCCTGTGGCTTTACGAATAACTGATTCAACAGAAATAAACTGTCCGCCACCCAATCCAAGACCAACGGCTACTACTTCTGCATCAACATTGGCAGTTCTTTCAGCACCG